TGGCACGCTCAGCGCGGAACCATGATTACCGCGTCCGAAGTGTCAAAGGTCTGGCAGACACCTGCGTCTCGCCTGGAGCTTCTCGAGAAGAAGCTGGAACCACCAACCAAGAGCGACAGCAATCCGTTCAATTCGATCCCCGCGTTGATCTGGGGAACTCGGTTTGAGCCCGTTGCAAAGAAGATCTACGAGGATTCAACTGGATGTGACATCATCGACGTGGGCTGCTGCCAGCACCCCGTGTACAAGTTCCTAGGTGCCTCTCCGGACGGCCTGATCGTGCCCCGATTTGCGGACGCAGATCCGATGCGCTACGGTCGCCTGGTAGAGTTCAAGTGCCCCATGAGCCGTGCGCGCAAGGATGAAATTCCAAGCTACTATATACACCAAATGCAAATGCAAATGGAATGTACAGGAATTGACGAGTGCGAGTATGTAGAGTTCCGCTTCAAGCAGGTGAACTTTACGGCATGGGATCAAAGCAAAGAGACGAAGGGTGTCTTTGCTGTGAGTCCAGAGGGAAAGGTGGATTACAAACCGGATGACGTTGAGCTTCACCAGTGGCAGTCCGGTCTGACGGAGGAGTATCAGTATATCTATTGGGTCTTGGCAGACATCAAGAAGGATTTCGTTCCGAAGGATCCCAAGTGGCTATCGGATCACCTGCCCGATCTCCGGGCGTTCTGGGATGATGTGGAGCGTCACCGTCGAGAGGGAACAAAGCCGGAGCCACTCGCCCCTAAGACTTTAACGATTGACTTGTAGCTATATACATGCACGAGACCGCTAGACAGTTTACACTCTTTGTAAAATCGCAGTTCCCCGAATTTTTTGTTGGAAAGAAAGTTCTTGATGTTGGCGCTGGAGATATTAACGGCAACAATCGATTCTTATTTGAGAACTGCGAGTATGATGGTAATGATGTTATTGAGGCACCAAACGCCACAATTGTTTCAAAGACAAAAGACTTGCCATTCCAGGATGCTACATTTGACACCATCATATCATCCGAGTGTTTTGAGCACGATCCCGAATATACTGAGTCACTTCAGACCATATGCCGGATGCTAAAGCCGGGCGGATTATTTGCTTTTACGTGTGCGTCTACGGGAAGACAGGAACATGGAACGCGTAAGACAGGCGGAGGTGATTCATACGGCACAATTGGAGGTCTTGAAGATATGATGGACTACTACAAAAATCTTACAATTGACGACATACATAAGGCCATTCCACTGAATGATATGTTTTCTACATGGGATGCGTATTATCAAGCGCAAACACGCGATCTATATTTTGTAGGCATCAAGAAAAGAACTATTGATACGTATTATTCAGAGTATACCACAAAAACAAGACCTACCTCGAACATAGACCTTTGAGCCACTGCCAGAAGGTCAGTTTCGGAGGAGCAAACTTTTTTGTCCATTCGCTGATTGTGTATTGGTTTCCCATTGATAAGTTACAACGAGAACAAATGGGGATTAAGTTTGAGACATCTGTCTTGCCACCCTTGGATTCGGGAATGTTATGTCCTGATTGAAAATCAAACACGTTCATGGTATTCGTACACCACGAGACCTTGCACTTGCTTTGAAACACGGGCCCTACACGAACTAGCCATACTTGTTCGCGAAGAGCTCTGGGGATTCTTGCCTTGGATCCCATTAAACCTTCTCACATACGGCTCTTAAACTGATTCACCTGCCAGGGCGTATCTTGTCCAATAGCTTCTCCAACACGATTGTCTTGAACAAAGTGATTGGTGCGCTGAGAGTACGAAGAATCCTCAAGAGCCATAGCGCGCTTCTGTTGACTCGTGTCAATCATCTTACCCTCCGGCGGACCACCATAAAACTTTTCGAGTCCGGGAATCAGCTTGAGCACAAAAGCAACAACGACAAGACCGAGTGCGAACCAGATCCACTGCTTCATTGTTCAAAGCTCCCGAAAAAAACGAATGTCCTAACTTGTAAGAAGGGGGTCTCACAATGGAGGACAAGGCACTTGATATTCTTCGCACGATGCTGGAGCGCCGTAAGCTCGACACCAAGACCGAGCGCGTCACAACGGACAACAAGAAGATGGAGAAGGTGACGCTCTACACGATTGGGACTGTGCTGGTCTGCTTCAGTCAGAAGGACAAGATTCTCTCGACCGACATTACCAATGTTCTGGCCTTTGCAGAAGAGAGCGGTCACACTACAGGGATCGTGATTGTAGCCATGAGTGCGCCGTCAGAGAATGTTCTGCGAGTCGCAAAGTCTCACGCTAAGAAGCGGGTGGCCCTGTTCCACATCTGGCAGCTTCAGTTTGATATCACGACCCACCGGATGGCAATGCCGCATCGTATCCTGGATGAGGCAGAGCGCACGGAGATCTTTGACAAGTACAAGATTTCGGAACCGGAGAATCAGCTGCCGTGGATTGATTCGCAAGATACGATGATCAAGTGGATTGGAGCTATCCCGGGTGACGTGATTGAGGTGACGCGCCACTCGGATACTGCGGGTCGCAGCCACTACTATCGCTATTGCGTGGAGGATGTAAATGTAGCCCAGTAATAATGACCGACTCGTTCCAGACGAACCTTGCGAGGTACAAATCCTTGATTGACGCGAATGATCCAACAAAACTAGCAGAGATCCAAACGCTGAATGGCACACTTGCTACTCAGCTTCATACTATGTTAGAACGTGCTGCAAGCGACCTGCGAAGCAGTCATAGCTCATTGGTTCAGGCTCTTGTTCTCATTCAGAATGATGCCTCCATCATGAACCAACAGCGCGATCAGTACAAGACATTACAGATGCTCCGGAACAATGAGCATGCAACGTTTCATTCTGGATTTTTTTGGTATGCAATTGCCCTGGGAATCGCAACTCTTCTATTTGTTCTAGTCTTAATGTGGAAGGGTGGTTACAAGGCTCCAATGATGCCAACAATGATGACCAGCCCAAGCACAATGCCACCTTTGACATAGAGTGACGTCTCATCTGCAACGTCAACAATCTGAGTTCGGAGCTTCTGTGTTTGTGCAAGCGAGTCCTGAAGAGCAGGTCCTTGTGTTTGAATTGTCTTTGACTTCTTTTGGAGTTCTGTGATATCCTTGTTAGTTGTTGTGTACGAGTCGATGAACCTCTTAATATACGTGTCATTGACCCCAACTGCAGCATTAAGTTTCCCAATTTCAGAATTAACAGACGCAAGAGCGCTCTCATATGCTGTTTTATATGCCGCACCTCCTGTCACCTTGTAGGATGCGTAGTTTGTCTTATAGGCATTGAGTGCCGTTGCGAGAGTAGAAGGGATGCTGCCGCTCATTATATTCCTGTCCTAAAACAAAATGCCCACGTCTCCCTTTGGTGAAGTCAATCCTCGCGTTCGCCGTGCAATGGTTGGCGATGCGTCAGAATTCACTCGCTTTGTTCGTATGTCCTCTACTCTTGCGCCGTATGTTCGTCAGAACCAGGGAGCTATCCCTAACCTTCTTGGGTGGCGCAGTCAGCAAGCGAGTCGCGATGCTCGTGTCATCATGCCGATCCTGGGTGCATTCAAGAGTTTTGTTCCTAACCGTTAAACAATGAATTACGAGACCATCAAGTCACAACATGCGTCGTATGCGCTTGAGACCGATGCGAGTACAAAAATGAAAGAGATGGCAAAGAAGCTAAAAGGCCGTTCTCCGGTTCAGCCCAATCCAATCAAGAACCTTCGGGAAGAGATTCTGAAGCCCCGTAGTCTGGCAGTGATTCAGACGGTTCTTTTTACCATTCTCCTTGCCCTGGTTGAATTCTTGGTGCTTCCTGGCGAAGTCGCATCGTACCTTGTCTTTTTGACTTTGTGCATGGGAACGGCGACGGGAATCTATCTAGGTACTAGATAATGAGTTGTCCGGCCGAGTTTGTAGCGTCTCCAACCGGGCAGTGTGTTGTCAAGTGTCCATCAACCTATACACTTAAGATGAAAGACGGCGTGCCCGCGTGTGCAATGAAAGATCCAAGCGGAGCTGAGATTACATCGTTTAACCTGACGTCTGTCGCACCAATGGCAGGTAATCGCTCCAAGAGTTATACTGAGTGGGGGCCTGACTTTGCAGCTGCCTATGAAGACTACCGTAAGGAGCTATCCGTTGCGGATGCGAGTCTTGGAAAGGCAACTCAACGATCAGCTGCATTCACAAGACTTCAGGCTGCAGAAGATGCCCGTGGAACTGATGGGGGTGAATCTGCCTACGAAGCTGCGCGTCTTGCCTACTATACGCTCACCAAGGGAGACTCCTGGATTCAAGAAGAACAGGCACGAGTAGGAAACACACAGGCACAGCCTGTTGTGAATGGACTGATCTCTCAGTACCAGAGTCTCGTCGAACGAAAGAATCAACAACAGCAGACAATTGACGTAATCAACGGTCTCAAGGATAAGGTTCTGTCGGTGAAGGATGATCTTAGTTTCTCGGTCAATACATTTCAAAAGCAGGTGGATGCAATTAAGAACAAAATTAACATGGATAAGAAGGCCCACATTGAAACCATACAGGCTACAACTTCGTGGGTGGATACCTTCTTGAATTGGACCATTGCGATTGCCACGATTGTCTGTATCTTCATGTTGGTCCGCCGCTTCACTCGGGGTGGGCCCTCTCTTGAGAAGCTCAGGACTGATACAGCCTTGTTCAAAGCACAGGCTGAATACACTCGCGCAAAGGCAAGTCTCGTTCCCAAAAAGCCAGGCACAGTGTAGTCTGCGTCTGTACGGTCCAGATCAACTACACATCCAACACAATGGAGGTATCCGACTCTCGCACAGTCGCCGATTTTCAAAAGACAACATTCTGTGGACATCCACGCTCACACGTCGTGAAGGTTCTCCTTCAAAACGTGCAGCTCGGTCACGCGGATTACGCATGCTATTGGGCTCTAGAACTACTGTGTTCTGGACTAGTTCATAGCTTGTGGGCCACCCTGTTTGACGCCGCAGCCCTTCACATCAACCGGGCAAATCCCAATGTATTCATGTACCTGGCGTCTGCTTACGAACGGTATGCTCCGATTGAACAGGTGTATTCGGTTGGAACCATGACCTCCATTCGGAACAACTTGGATGCGCGACAGATTATCTGCGAGGTTGCCGCTACCCTCGCAGGGTGTCGTAAAAATAAATTGCCATCTCTTCCAACAATCAAGCCCGTGCATGATTTTGACCCTCAGACGATCCAGGAACATCTCAAGGCTCCCTCGCAATTGTTTGGGAGGCTTGCACTTCGGCCCGCGGATCCTCTTCCGGTTGCCATTCCACTCAACGAGTTTGTCTATTGCCTGCGCTCCGATGTTCGGGATGCCACTCGGGCACTGTATTGGATGGCCTGGGTCTTTGCCTACTGTAGAGAACACAAGAAACAGACCAAGCAAGCTCTCATCTTTGCCAATCGGTTTGACGAGTTTGTCTCTGAGCCCCACGGATCCCATCCTGTCTGGATTTTCTGGGACGCAATCCGCAAGCAGACTCAAGCACAAGCACGGCCTGTCATCGACATCCTCTACAAGATGTATTGCCTGCGTTGGAGCCCCACTGATGCCAAGGCCAAGCAGCATCTCCTCCTTGCGGCTATCCTGATTGTTTGCGAGGGGACTACATTTGATGCTACAGTTGTCTCAGGGAATACCATCGCAGTGTCCAATGTTCTCCAGGGAATGCCCGGGTGGATTGATGCCATTGTGCGGATGCAGAAAAGCTTCGCGTAAAATGGATCTATAAATGGATACGGAGGAGACAGTAGTGAGAATGTCGTCCTATATCCCCGAAGTCTCTGCCTCGAAGGTCGCCGGTCTGATCGGTCTGCATGGATTCCAGCGCCCCCATGAGGTCATGTATGATCTCCTCCTCAAGCACGCTCCAACGAAGACTCGGATCGCATGGATCGAGACCAGCAACAAACGTGTGGCGGTCTCCAAGGTGAAGGATACAATTCTGAAGACATCCGCAGTTCGGGACATTGTGGGAGCCGGTGTGCGTGCCTGCG